CCTGCTACGGGATCAAAGAAAACTCCTGCTGTACTACCAGAGGCAATGCGCAAATATAAATTTCGGGAATTAGTGTGAGCTTTAACAAAAACAGAAAAGCAATAAACTGTATTTGCTGTTAAAACTATATTCCGATCACCCGCATAGTGTTCAGTGTTCGCCGTATTTTCAGTGATAAGCGACATTGTATTATCACCCATTGGAGAAACTCCGGCATTATTAGTCGCCGTGACACCACTTCCGGCACCAATAGTCTCTGAATACGTATATAGATTAGTTGCACCTGATTCGATCATAAGACCCTGCTTGTCAAGGCGAGGTTCATTAATATCGGCTAACTTCATCAGTCCTGATTTATCGTAATAGGTCCCGGTAGTTGAGCGGGTTAACAGCGCCGATTTAGTTGGCAGCTCCAGTACCTGCCCGGAAATAGTCAACGTGTCATATGGTGCAATGCCTTCCTTAAGCCGCATATCATCATTAAGCGGCAACCAGACGTCTGGATATGGTGGAGCCTCATAGGGTACGGACGTGAGTTTCTGCGCGGCGGCCAGAGATGCAGCGGCATTGCTGGCGCTATTAGCAGCATTGGTCTCCGACGTTTTGGAATTCGTCTCAGACGTTTTTGCGTTCGTCTCGGAGGTTTTGGCATTCGATTCGCTGGTCTTGGCTGCTGAAGCGCTGCTTGCTGCTGCGGTCTTTGATGAGTTCGCATTCGTCTCAGAGGTTTTTGCGTTCGTTTCTGAGGTTTTGGCAGCAGCAGCGCTGGCTCCTGCCGCACCGGCCTGGGCGATCAGCTTCGTCCAGCTGGGACCCGTCTTTTTCGAGCCGTCTGCCAGGGTTACGGTGACATCACCGGCACCCGATAAAATAAGGTCCTGGTTGATGATACTGCTTTGCGCCAGGCGAAACCCTTCCGTGACGGCTTTCGCTAAATCGTCATCAAGTGTGGCCATTCGTGATGTCCTTAAAATGAAAAACCCAGCCGGAGCTGGGTTGGATGGTCTGAGGTTGTAGGGATCAGGAGAAGGAGCCGGTACCGCGGGTCACAGTGATAGTTGGTGCATAAATTGCCACGGTTGCATTACTGGAAGAAACGAAAATGCTTGCGTCGATACGTTGCCCGGTCAACCCAGTTGCAGCATGACGTGCAGTGAACCAAAGCCCACCAACAGGAACGTCAAAAGTGAACGTGCGAACGTTACCCGCGATAGTTATGTTAACTGTACTCCCGACCGCGCCTGTAGTCCCTCTGACATATATCAACGCCTCCACGACGGCGTTTTTATTCAGCCCGTTATTGCTGGAGTCGGTGTATGCCATGGCTACACTGGTAGAAACGGCATTGTTAGACCGGTTGCTGGAGTCGGGATACACCCCTGTGTTGGCGACATCTCCAATGAAAGACGTTGCCTCTACCGTGCCCCTGAAGCTCCCGCTGGTCGCCTCAACTCTGCCCCTGAAACTCCCGTCGGTGGCATAAATCGTCCCGCGAACGGTCACGCCGTTAAACGTGGCATACCCGGATTTATTGATATGCCAGCCGACATTGCCGGTCCCGTCCCAGTTGCTGGACTGGATATAATTCCCGATCTTGCCGTTGTCGATAGAACCGTCCTGGATGAACACCGAACGCATGAACATCTGGCCGCCGGTCGAAGCAAACACCAGCTCCTGCCCGTTCGTCGTCGGGTTATAAACCGCGAACGTATCGGCAGAAATCAGGAAGTTTGAGGCCCCTGTACCGTCAATGCCCAGCTGGATACCCGCGATGCGTTTAACACCGTTCGCCTCCACCTGGACTTTAACGCCCCATTGCGCGGAGAGCTTGCCGTTGATATCAGCAACAGCCTGGCTGGTCGTCTGCACACTGGTATTGGTATCGCCGATTGCTGCCGTGACCTGCTGAATACTGATGGCCGTTGCGCTTGATAAATCAGTAACGGCTTTATCAATGCGCGTGATGGCTGCGGCGTTAGTCTGGCCGTTTTGCTCAACCCTGGCCTTAAGCGTCGTGACCTGCTCAGCTACAGCGCTTGTGGCATCCGCGGCGGTCTTCCGGGTCTCGGTGATATCGGCCTGCGTTTTTGTTTCGCCAACGGCAAACGTGACGCGCTGATCGGAGAAAGCCATGAAGTTGGCGAGAGCGTTGCTGACGCTGCCGACAATACCGGCGTCGCGGCTGGCAGTGTTGCCGTCCACGTCAACCTTCAGACTGTCGATACGACGCCCCAGCGCGGAGTCACCATCCGTGCGGGCCGTGGTTTCCGTGCTGATGGCAGCTGTGTTCTTGTCGGTTGCTGCCTTAACCTCAGCCAGCGCGGTAGTCTGGGCTTTATTATTATCAGCGACGGCTTTATCGATACGCGTGATATCGCCAGTATTTTTCCCGACGGTGGTCTGCAGGCCCGACAACGTGGTGGCCTGCGCCTCCTGCTCAGTCGTCAGCATTGCCAGCTCCTGCGTCACGCTGGCTTTGTTGGCGTTAACGGTCGCTTCCAGCGCCGTCCGGGCTGTCACCTCCGCTTCCTGCGCCGTGATGCGCGCCTGGCGTTCGGTGTACAGCAGACCCGATGCCAGTTTTGACGGATCGTCACCGGTATAGCCGCCCCGGATCTGCGTCGCCAGCGTCTCGCGCGCTGTGGACTCCGCCTGGTCGCCAGCGACACGTGCTGTCGTTTCCTGCTGCAGCGCCGCCATACCTGCACCGGGCGTAGGCCGCCCGAGCGCCACCCAGTCAATCAGGTAGTAGTTCGTCGCATCCTGCTTAGTGGACAGATCCAGCCTGAACTGATTCATCGTGGCTTCAGTTAGCCAGGGGATATTGTCGAACTCCAGCGTGGCGATCCCGTTCGCGTCGTATGCAGGCTCAGCCACAGTTAACATGTTGGTGTCGTTAAAACCACCGGTACCACGCCACCGCAGCTGCCCCGCCCAGCCCGGCGCCCCGAACTTCCTGATGCGCAGTTTAACGAAGCGATAGGACGACGAGTTAACTCCCAGTGAACCGGGAGACGCCACCCATGGATCGGTGGCATGGTTCGCCGGACGGATCCAACCGTCAACAATGGTCGGGGTCCCGTTCCCGGTCCAGCCCTCTACCGTCGAATCGAAGTACCAGTTTTTGGCCGGGTCGAACTGCGAGCCGGTGCCAGCAGAAATCTGCCCAATCTGCTGCGCCAGCGACTCGGTGGTGGTCTGGATCGTCTGATTGACGTTGCTGATATCCGCGACGCGCGCGTTCTTCTCGGTCAGCAGCGCCTGGGCGCGCGCCGTTGCCTCGTCGGTGATGGCTTTCTTACGGTCCGTGACCTCCTGTGCCAGGCCTGCTTTGGTTGCCGCCGACTCTGTCGTGACTTTGCTGATGTCGTCGCGCGCTGACTGAATATCGCCACTGAGGTCAGCGATGTCTGAGACAAGGTTTTTATAGCCGTCGGTCTGCTCGAGCGTGTCGCCGATCATGTCGAGGTAATCACTGGCTTTCGAGCTGGACTGGCCCGCCACCCACGTGGTCCAGTCGCCGGTGTTGCCGATGCGATCGACCAGGCGCGCGCGGTACCACTGACTGACGCCCGCCCGCATCGGGCCATGCTGGTAATGCGTGGCCGGATATGGCACCAGCGCCAGTAATTGTGGGTTAGCCTTGTCTTCAGTGGTGGCGCGCTGAATTTCGGTGTATGCCGTATCACCAGAGCCATCCGGGAAAGCCCAGGTGATGTCGATAGCCCAGACGACATCGTCGCTCGCCAGCAGGCTCTGCGGCGTGCCAGGTTTGCCGGTTTTGCCCGTGAGGTAAGTCGTATCGGCGTAGCCCCACGGAGAGCCTGATTCCTGTGCGTTCAGTGCACGCACCCGCACGTCATAACTCCCGGTGTAAATCCCCTGCACGGTAAATCCCTGGGCGCTGCTCACCGGCACGTTTATCCAGTCGCCATTATCCTTGCGCCACTGCGCCTGGTACCGGATAGCGCCATCCACCCTGTCCCAGGACACATTCATGGTGGCAACGGTAAGTCCCTGCTCAATGTGGTCGGTTTCAGTGAGGGTAATGTTTTTCGGTGCCGGCAAAACACTTACCGGCGTGACGGTGACCGGTGCCGGGGTGATGCGCACGCCGTCATCGATATAGCGGTATTTATTCGGGTCATGCTGAACCGCGGTGATCGTGAAACCACCGTTGCTGTCGTCGTTAGCCCGGATGGATGTCACGCGAAAATACTGGATAGCCAGGTTATCGCTGTCGATGGCCCACACTGCACCGGACTCAGGCGGCAGCCTGAAGGGGGTGGTGACCGTCACCGTCTGTTTGTCTGCGCTGACGGACGCGATTGTCCGCGTCTGCGCCTTGCCGTCCGGCAGGTTGACCACCAGGCGGTCGCCAGCGGCATAGTCAGCAGGGCGATCAAGCGTGACATTACGCCCGCTCACCGCCCGGATACGCCCGCCGTTCTGTTTGCCGGCACGGAACGGATCCGCGATACCGATAATTTCTGCGGGCAGGGGAATATAACCATCCAGTCCCACGCCAAATGACACCGTTCCGTCGCGCGCATTAGACAGCAGCGCCCAGCGGCCCCGGCGGTGCGCTTCGCTCTGGGATGTGCAGCCAATCGCCGTCATCGACATCTGGTTGACCCTGTACCGCTTAACGAGGTCAGAGTCGTAGACACTCTCTGTGGTGTCGCTGTAATGGTTCTGGGGATCAGACCAGGAGACCAGGGCAGATGAGTAGCGGTTTTTGTAACTGCCGCCGCCGTAGGTAAACAGCCCGTCGATGACGTTAGATGCGTGGTAGGTAAAATCAACCTCATCCTGTGGCACATCCGCGCGCACGTAAATCTGGTCGTTGCCCCAGAAGGTAATCCCGCGGAATATCGCCGCCAGATCGCTGAGAACGGTGTAGGCGTCCTGCTGGCTCTGGATGTAGACATTGCAGGTGAAGCGCGGCTCGGTCCCACCCGCCCCGTTCGACACCTTCTGATCGCAGTACTGCGCAATGGCGTACAGCTCCCACTTATCGATCATGCCTGCATCGATGCGGGTGCCCATGCCGTAAATCTCATCCAGCACCAGATCGTAAAATACCCAGGCCGGGTTGTTGGTGTAGGCCATTTTGAAGCCACCGGACCAGGTGCCGCTGTAGGTGCGCGTAACCGGGTCGTAGGAGTCCGGGACATGTACCAGTTTGCCCTTCGGCCTGCAGGTCACCTTCGGCGCGCCACTGGTAAACTGGCTGGCATCGACCTCGATATATAGCAGCGCTGTATTGGGATATGCTCGCAAAGGTAAAACACACTGGCAGGCTCACCCGGCGTCCACTTGAAGCCGAACGGCGTCTCTTTATCGCCGAATTTCAGGTACTGCTCTTCCCCGCAATGCGGGCAGGGAACGTGGAACCGCAAAAAGTGCTGCGACTCTTTCGCGGCACGCTCAATCTGGCAGGTGCCCCTGACTTTTGGCGTGGATCCGCGGATGGACTTGGGCCAGACCGAGCCCTCAATACGCTTATCACCCAGAAAGGTCGGGGAGCCCTCTTTCTCGATATCTTCATCAAAGGCGGCCAGTTCGTCATAGCCCGCCACATCGACGGATTTCTCGCGATAGTTTTTTGCGGCCTTTCCCCCCAGACACCAGAATCCACGCCC